CTTTTAGTAATTAAGCCAGAGGCGAGCATATTTGATATTAAAGAAGCTTTGGCGAATCAGAGAAAGCCGTTGAAGCTTGATAAGGATTATATTAACAAGCTGGTTAATAAGATAAGAAAGGAGAGAGCCAAGAGATTAGATTATTATACAATCAATGTGGTGTTGGCTAAGTTTCAGGACGAGATATTAGAACTTAAAAAAAGACTTTGGGTTATTATAACAAATGCTGAAAGTTCAGAGAAAGATAAAATTGCCGCTATTAGAGAATTGAGAACGAGTAGCAATGATCTATTTAACAAAATGTTTGATTCTGGAGTTTTTACCAAGAAGCTTGGCAAGCTTGAGATTGGGAGTAAGTTAAGCGAGGAAGAACAAGAGTTGCTTAAAAGGGCTATTGATCTAGATTATGACAAACCAAATGAGCCTTCAACAACTAGAGAAAAAGATAAGTCAAAATAGTAATTTTAGAAAAGAATTAGCAAGACAAAGTTTAATATGGTTTGCGAAAATATACTTTTCTAAATACTTATTTTATAAGACAGCACCTTTCCAAAAAGAGATATATAAAATACTTCAAGACGATGATAATGATTTGCTTGATGAAATTATTGCTCATAGAGGAAGTGCCAAGACGACAATGGCGATGCTTTTTTATCCGATTTGGGCGATGATCAACAGAAGGAAACATCATATTGTTTTAATTTCAGACACCTTTAGTCAGGTCAAAGACCATATTTATAACTTAAAAAATGAATTGGAAAGCAATACGAGATTGATAAAAGATTTTGGTCCGTTTGATGTTAAGATGGAAACTGGAAAGAAAGAGGAATGGCAGAAGTCATCAATGATAATTCCAAACTATGATGTAAAGATTGTTGGGAAATCAACTGGACAGAGGATTAGAGGAACAAGATACAAACAATACCGACCCGATGTTCTTGTTATTGATGATATTGAGGACTTGGAAATGGTCAGAACAAAAGAGCAAAGAGATAAAACACATCGTTGGTTTACCGGAAGTGTTATCCCAGCCGGAGAAAAAGACAGAACAAAGAAAGTATTGATAGGCAACCTTCTCCATAAGGACGCAATAATGAATCGAATAAAAAAAGAGATCCAAGAAGGTAAGCGGAATGGAAGAGTATTTGAATTTCCAATAATGGATAGTAAGGGCGAGATTTTATGGAAGGGAAAATATCCTGATATGAAAGCAATAGAAGCCGAGAAGAAAAATGTTAGTGGTGGAACAATGATTGGAATGAGGGCTTGGCAAAGAGAGTATATGTTAAAGTTAGTTCCGGAAGAAGGACAGATTATTAAAGACGAGTGGATTCAGTATTATGATAGTGTTCCAGATGATATTATTGTTTTTAGAGGGACGGGAGTTGATCTAGCTATTTCTAAAAAAGCATCGGCAGATTATACCGCAATGGTTTCTGGGAAATTAGCGGAAGAGAAAGAGAAGCCAAAAGTATATGTAATGCCTAATCCTGTCAACGAAAGATTAAGCGGATTTGAGACGACAGAAAGAGCAAGGCGTGTAAGTCTAGGTCTAGGAGATAATGAAAACTTAACTCCTCTCTGGGTGGAAGATGTTGCCTACCAAAGAATGCAGGTCGAGGCAATGATTAAGGCTGGGCTTCCGGCTACTTCAATTAAGGTCAGCACGGACAAGAGAGCAAGGTTAATGACCATTTCTTCTTATGTTGAGAATGGAACAGTAGTATTTCCTAGAAAGGGTTGTGAGGATTTACTTCTTCAGTTAACTGGCTTTGGAGTAGAAGCTCACGATGATTTAGTTGACGCTTTTGTTTATATGGTTCAAGGGTTGATGAATCAATATGGACAGACTGTTAAGCTTGAGTGGTTATAGAAACTTGACACAGGGACAATAATGATGCTAATTTAAGGTAGTAATAATAAAAATAAGTGTTTAATCCTTTTAATAAATTATTAGAGGCGTTTAGAAGAAAATCCTATCTTAGCACAGGGCAAGTCTTTGCGCCTTCTTCTATTTTAACTCAAAGACCAACCAATAAAGATTATCTTGATTCCTTTGATACTTCTGCGTTGGTTCATTCTTGCGTTGACAAGATATCCAAGAAAGTTGCTAATACTAAGTTTAGACTTTATAAGGTTGGCGGAAGAAGTGGGAAAGAACAAGTGGTTGAAATTAAAGACCACCTTCTTTTAGATTTGCTATCAAGCTTTAATCCTAGAACGACTAAGCACCAAATGCTTCAGTTAATGCAGGCTCATAAAGAGTTGCTAGGGAACGCTTATTGGTATAAGGCAAGAGGACAGAACACAAAAAAGGTTTTAGAACTATGGCCATTAAGAGCCGATAAGATTACGGTAAAGCAAATTGTAGAAAAGAATTCTGATACTGGAGAACAAACAGAGAAAAGAGTTTATAAATATAGGACTGATATTGGAGAAGTAGTGGCTATCCCGGAGGAAGATATTATTCCTTTTTATCAGCTAAATCCTAAAGATGATATTTATGGATCCCCAACGGTTAAGGCGGCAATGGATATTATTAAGAGTTCTGTTTATGCGACACGCTGGAATAGGAACTTCTTTGATAATTCTGCTGTCCCTGATACCTTGTTGATTTCTAAAACAGCGATGACTACTGACCAGAAGAAAGAGTTTAGGGAAAGGTGGGAAGATAAATATCAAGGGTATGCTAATGCTCATAAGATAGGAATTTTAGAAGGAGAGGTAGACATAAAACAATTAGCCGGTTCTTTGAGAGATATGGATTTCTCTAATTTAATCAATACTGACACCGAGCAGATACTTCTAGCTTTTGGAGTTCCTAAATCTATTTTAGGAATACAAGGAATGAATAGAGCAGAAGCCGAGGCTCAAATTTATGCTTTCTTATCAGAAACGATAGAGCCAAAAGTCCAAGAGTTCGTAGAAACATTAAATCAATATCTTGTTCCAGAGTTTGGAGATAATCTTTATCTTTGGTTCGATGATCCAACACCGGAAAACCGCGAGGCAGTTGTTAAGGAGTATGAATTAGGACTTCAAAATCATTGGCTTTTAATAAACGAGGTGAGAGATAAGGAAGGGTTACTTCCAATCAAGGGTGGGTGGGATTTCTATCTTCCAATTTCTATGGTATCAGCTGGAGGAGAAGAAAAACCAACCGGGAAAATGATGAGGGTTGGTGGAACAACTGCGGAAGAATATAAGGCGTTTAAGAAAGAAAAGGAGCAAGAAGAATTGAGGAATAAAATTTTAGCTGGTAGGCAAGAGTTAAAGTTAAAAATGGTATTGAAAGATGAAATTATAAAGCAATTAAAGTTAAAGAAATTAAAACCTTTTAGCCAAAAGCAAAGAAGGGCTTGGTGGGAAGGACACAACGCAGTTCTTAAATCAGACGAAAAGCTTTTTAAGGTATTTGTGAGAAAGCTATTAAAGAACCAAGAGGGAAGGATTAAAGATGGAGTGGTGTCAACGATGAGAAGCAAAGGATTAACTAAATCTTTACCAAAGTTTATTAACTGGGATATTGAAAACAGGATTTTCTTTGAATTATCAGTTCCGCTTTATACTGATATTACTCAACGAAGAGGAAAGAGAGCCGGAGATTTAATTGGGACAAGATTTGAATTGACCAACGAGGTTATGGAAGGAGTTAATAAAAAGGCAACTTTGTTTTCAGAGAGAGTTAATAAGACTACTAGAAAGAAATTAGAAAAAGAATTAAAGCAAGGGGTTAAGATGGGCGAAGATGTTTCTCAATTAGAAAATAGAGTGACTGGAGTCTTTAAGGTTAGAAGTAAAGATGAAGCAGAGAGGATTGCCAGAACAGAAGTTAATTCTGCTTCTAATGCGGCTGAACTTGACGCTTACAAGCAAAGTGGGGTTATTAAAAAGAAAGAATGGTTAGCAGAGCCAGATGCTTGTCCAATATGCGCTGATCTCGATGGACAGCAAGCTAGGTTGAGTGAATCTTTTGACGGATTTGATACGCCACCGGCTCACGCAAATTGCCGTTGTACTATCTTGCCAGTTATTGAAACATAATTTTGACAAAGACAAGGGTTTATGCTAAGTATAATTAACTAACTTTAATTATTATGATAAAGAAATATCTTGGCGCTGAAGTAAAGGCAATGAAGGACGGAGGCTTCGAGGTTATTGCTTCGTCTGGAAGCGTTGATAGATACGGAGACACTATTGATCCTAAAGGGTGGTATCTAAAAAACTATAAGAAAAATCCTGTTATTCTTTGGTCGCATAGCACCGGTGGTTTTGGTTCGATGGCAGTTCCGCCAGTAGCTAAAGCTATAAGGGTTTGGCTTGAAGACGGAAAAACGCTAAAAGTAAAAGGACAATTTGCTGATACTCCTTTTGCTCAAGAATTAAAAACCTTAGTTGAAAATGGATTTCTTAATGCGGTCAGTGTTGGTTTTCTTCCTTTAGTGGAAGATGTGAAAGGAGATATAGAAATAGAAGAAAAGATGTATAGGAGAGCCAATGACGAGGAAACCACCAAGGGCATTTATGGCAAGCGCGGAGAGCATTTTTCTAAACAAGAATTACTAGAACTTTCTTGGGTTAGTGTTCCGGCTTTACCAGAGGCATTGATTTCAGCGAAGGAAATGAAACTTGATTTAGTGACGAAGGCACTAGAAGAAAAGATTGAAGAAGAAGAAAAAGTTGACGAGGAAGAAGGAGAGAAGGAAGAAGTTAAAGAAGAAGTTGAAGAAGAAGTTGAAAGCGAAGAAGTGAAAGAGCCGGCTTCTGAAAAGGAAGCGTTTGAAGAAAGATTATCAAAAGTGGAGGAAGCTATTAGCGGCTTAATGGAGGAAAATCCAAGCGGCGCTACTCCACAAGATAGTAAAGGTCGAAAATCATTTATCAAAAAGAAAAGCACGAAAGCTAAAAAAGAACGACTGCTGATTATGTTTGATAAGATGATCGAAACATTATTAAGAGAATATAGGCAAAATGATTAAAGAAGAAAAGAAAGATAAAGAGGAAAAAGTTGATGATGAAGAAGAAGAAGAAGATGAGGAAGAAGAAGAAGTTGACGACGAAGAAGAAGAAAAGCAATTAAATAGTATTCTCGATAAGAAACTTGATAGACTTGTTAAAGTGATGAAAGAAACACCTTCTCATACAAAGGCGATTGGGAAGGAAGCCACAACGACAAAGTCTATAATGGAACAAGATCCTTTCATAAGGAGAATTAAGCCGTTTGTTCAACTCTCTGACGAAATGAAAAGTTTTGTCGAAGGTGTGAAAGAACTGGCTAAGACTGGAACGATTAGAAACAAAGCACTCCAAGAGAGTGATGACACTGCTGGCGGATTTCTTGTCCCAGAAGAGTTTCAGAACGAGGTTATCCGGTTTGCGACGGAAGCTGCTGTTGTCCGACCAAGGGCAAGAGTATTCCCGATGAAGACCAATACCTTGACACTTCCTAAATTAGATCAATCCAACTATAAGTTTGCTGGTATTGATATTCACTGGGAAGGAGATGAAGGTGAAGAAAAGGAGGAAAGCCAACCCAAGTTTGGTAGAATTACTTTGAAGCTTGGAAAGATGATTGGGCTTTGTCCGGTTTCTGATGACTTGCTTAACGATTCGGTTGTTAATTTAGCCAACTTCCTTGTTTCTATTTTCGGAGAAGCTATTGCTTACGAAGAAGATAAACAATTCTTAGTCGGAAATGGAATGAAGAAACCTTTAGGGGTTGTTAACTGTGGAACTCCACGCGCAAGAACCGGTGCTGGTTGTATTGTGTATGAAGATTTAAAGCATATGATTGAGGACTTGCCTGCTTGGGCTAACGCTGGAGCAAGGTGGACTCTTACTAGAGCTGCTTTAACAGAGATTCTTGACATTAAGAGTGGAATTTACACAGGAGCCGCTGTTGATCAAACAGAGGGCTTCCCATTATTCCTTCCGGGATTTAGTATTGCCGCTGGGATTCCTAAGACTATCTTGGGCTACCCTTACGACTTAACTGATAAACTTCCGGCAGTTGGGAATAAAGGAGATATTATCCTTGGAGATTACTCTGCTTACTACATCGGTGATAAGGGAGGGTTATCGGTTGCTTCTTCGATTCACGACAGATTCAGATACGATGAGACTACATTCAGATTTGTGAAGCGCGTTGATGGACAATGTGCTTTGAAGAATGCCTTTGTTGTTCTTGATGACGCTTAATCTAAGTAAAAATTTATGAATGCAAAAGATTTACTCAATAACTCAACTTCAGTAGCCTTTATTCCTTCTGAGGAATTGGGAGTAGATGTTGAATCAGGTGCTATCACTGACTTGTTGGGAGTAGGTAGAAAAATCCTTATGTCTATCAATGCTGGGACTCCGGCTGCCGGAGGATTAGCTGATATAGTAGTATATGAAAGTAATATGGCTACTTTTACTGATCCAGTAGGAGATGAAGTGCTTGACGCTACCGGAATTGACATTAGTCAAAAGACGATGACACTACACGCAACAGACGGAGTAGGTTATCCTCTCTACGATTTTGATATGATTTTAACATCAGGAGAAATCGTAACTGTGACAGAAAGAGTCGGAGACCTTTGCTACATTAGGAGAGCGCAAAGAGGAACGACTGCTACTGTTCACGCTGGAGGTGCTACCGCAAGATTGAGTCCGCGTGTTCTTCATACATTTGCTCAAATTACTGCTGCCTCACTTGTGGAAGCTGATTTAGCTGCCGGAAGTAGGTATGTTAGAGTTGTCGCAACTGTGACTGTGGACGTATTTACCCTTGGAGTGACTGGAATTGTTTACTTAGAGAGAGAGATACCATCGGGAATCTAATCTAGGTTAAAATGTCTCACACAAGGATAAAATGGCTTGGAAACAAGACAAAAGGAGCAAAAAAAGCAAAAGAAGGGAAAGGAGGGAAAAGAAAAGAGAAGAAAGGGAAATAGAAATTCCAAAAGGTTCTTATTTTGACAGAATGATGAGGACTTTCAGATAGGCTCTTGTGAATAGCTTACGAGAGCTAGTTCTGTTAACCACTGAAGCTATAAAAATAAAAGTCGGTAGTTTCAGTTGATAAAATCTAATTCTAAAATATGAGCAAGATTGAAGAAGAAGAGACGCCAATCAAGGAAGAAACTATTCTTTTCTTTGATCCGGGCAAACAAGTTTCTTACGATATTAAGTTGTCGGCGGCTAAAGAGTGGATTGAGAGAGCGAAAGAATTGGAAGCAAAGTTAATCAAAGAAGGAAAAATATGAACGCTGATAAATTAAGAAAGTTCGTAGAAGAAAATGTCATCGAGAGCGTGAAGTGGGCGATTGATAAGTTTGATAGCAAGACTGGCAAGAAAATCGGACACGAAGAGTTCTTAGGAAACTGTTTGGCTAACGAGGGAATTGAAGAGTGGTTCAAGCTAATCTCTACCACTGGAGCAGTTCAATACGACAATACGAACGCGTATTTGATTGTCGGGACTGGAAGTGGCGCGGCTACAGCTAGCGATAATCAGGCTACTTTCACAGCTGGAGTTACTAAGACGATGGAAGCCACTTATCCGCAAGTTGCGGCGGCTGGTTCTCATAAATGCACTTGGAAGTCTAGCTACGGAAGTGCTGAAGCTAATCAAGTTTGGGGTGAGTTCGGGTTATTGAACCACGCTACCACAGGAAAATTAGCTAACCGTAAAGTTAGTGCGCAGGGAACAAAAACTTCAGGACAGACGTGGGAGCTTAGTTTAGAAATTACACTTACCTAAGTTTGATTTTTACTCAGCTTACTATCCGGATAGTAGGCTGGGATAAGGAGCAAAATGTTTAACAATCTAAAAAAATACTTTCATAAATTTGAAACTTGGAAACCCATTCATTTATGCTGGTGGTTCAAGAAACACGGTTGGAAAATCCCAAAGTATCTTATTGGTGCTGAAGACTACGATTTCATAACAACTTGTAATTGGACAGCGACAGGAACTTATACGATGAGAGCGTATAGAGGTTCTGGAACAGATGTAGTAACAAGTTATTCTCTCTTTTACAGAAAGAAAGGGGATGCTGATTGGATTGAAACTACAAATGGAGAAGTAGTAATTGCCTCAACTGGAGAATGGGAAATAGCAAACGATTGGAATAAATCAGGGAACGATGTTCTAACTCATTCTTATTATGGTATTACTGATATAGATTCTTGTACTGCTGTTACTTTTAATACACTTGGAACAACGGTAGGTAACCATTTTTTATACAATGCTTGGTATGGTTGTACTAATTTAGCTTCTATGCCCACTGGGTTTAATTTACCGACGGGGATAACATCAGTGGCAGATTATTTTTTATCTGGTGCTTGGCGTGGTTGTACTAAACTAGCTTCTATGCCCACTGGGTTTAATTTACCAACGGGGATAACATCAGTAGGTAGTAATTTTTTATATGGTACTTGGGGGGGTTGTTCTAGCTTGACATCTATGCCCACTGGTT